CGTTTGTATTATATTGATATTTACTGGTAAACTATTATTGGGGTTACTTGGGTCAGCATAATAAATTGTTCTACCTATTGATTGTCCAACAGTTGTTGTACCAGTTATTGATGAGGTTCCAAATTCGTTTGTTATTGTGTTTCCACTATTATCTGTCAACCCAGTTAACCTTATTAAATCTGTTGATTTTTGGGGATCATTAAATGTTAATAAGTCACCAGACTGAAATGTTGATATCATACTAGGGTCACCAACCAATACCACGACCTGATCTTTAAATTCTGGCGAACCGTTAACACTAGTTGTTATTTGATTGACATTTGAAAAGTATTTATCTCTAAGGTTAAACGCGTTTAGTTTCTGACTCCACGGTTCTGTTAACGGGTAACCATATTCATCATTACCAGTACCACAATCACCAGATCTACTTAAAAAAGATGTTGACCCTCGTCTCCACGAAACGTCAGGATTGTCAACACCACCAAACATTTGATAATATTGTGTTATGGCGTTTTGTATTGCAAGGACTTGTTGATTATCATCCAAATCATCACAGTTGTTATAAAATTTATCTATATTGGGGTTTTTATTAATAACGTTTGCCTCACCACAACCATAACTATTAGAACTACTAGTGTTTGCAAGTTGTGACGAGTTTGTTTCACCCTCTACCGTGAAAGTTTCAACTTCATCAAAATCCGCTGAACGATCCTCACAGGGACATGCGTCACAATCGGGGTAAGAAATCATAGGTAGTGCTATCCTTGAAAATCCTTTTTTTGATATTATTTTAGGGACGATCTTTGCAATAAAAAACACCAATAATAACGTATATAACGTTCCTGCCAAAATTTGAGGTATCACAATACCTAATGCTGGGAATGATGTTGCGGCAGTACCAAAAGCCTGTACTGCGAGATATATTAATAACGCTGGTATTAAAACAATAATTAACCATTTAAAAATTGGCCAGATTAATGCGACAAAGTGCCCTAAAGATAATAATATAATTAGTGGGTACTTTAAAATGAAAAGTAAAATACTAACAACAAACTCAATAAAATCAAAATTTCTCTGTAAGTCATTAACTGGAAATTTATTATTCTCACTTTGACAAGATCTATCGGTAATTTCTTTTATTCCCAAATGTCGTGATCTACCTTTACCATTTTTATAACGATCAATAAATGAACTAATTGTATATACCTTATTATAATTAAATTCATAAAAAGTGTCTTCACAATTTATTGCCGATTGTTTATCAACATAATCATCCCAGTCTAAACTAAACGCATACGATCTTAATACATCATAATAGTCTTGTGGCAAAGCAGTATAAATAAATGTTTGTTGTTGAGTGTCATCAATAGGGTTTGATACAATTTGTACTGTATCACCAATTGTCACCGGTATTAAAGTCGTATCACCATAATATGGGTTTCCGTTTATTACAACACTATAGTTTTGTGAGTTTACATTGTCCTCTAGTAATAAACCACCATTTTGTGTTATAATAGTTGTACCAGTTAATAAACCAGTTGGTATTTGGATTTGTACTGTACTAGTGTTCGCTGGATTAAACGGATCTGTATTTGGGTTAGACCATCCGTGTTCTTTGATGTTTGGAACTAAAAAATTACCACGTAAAAAATCATTCTGTAATCCTTGTTCGTTTTGCCATTTAATTTTAAATCTATATTTTCCCTTTGTTGGTATACCTTTTTGGGGGTCGTTTGATATAACTTGTTGCCCAAATTCATTAGTTATGACATAATTCAAGTTCATTGGTACATTAATTAACCAGGTACCATTATCGTCAATAACTTTACCATCTTCATCTAACTTATATTGTTCAAGTAATGGGTTATTATTTTGATCTGGAAATATAGTTTGTCTAATCGCCAATATCTGTCCCGGACCGGCAACCAAATCGCACATGTTTCCAGTATTATTCTTTGGTTTACAATTACGTTTAATTGAGTCCTCGTCGGATGTTGATACTAACGAACCCATAAAAATCGCTGTCGGTTCAATTTTTATATTCGCCTCGGCGGTTAAATCAAAATCAAGACGATTTATACCAAATTGACAAATGTCAGCATCACCCCAAAATGGTGCGATTTCAGTAATCTTATTTAAAGTTTTAATTTGTGGTAACTCATTTAAATTTGTTGAGGTTTTAAAAGTGTTTCCATTAACTTGTGATGGATTGGCAACGCCAGAGTCAATTAAATCTTGTGGTGTTAATGAAAAACAACCTATGTCAGATAAATCAACATCCATAACAATTGTTTGAGTTCCCGTTGGAACACCAAATATCATATAATCACCACTTTCATTTGTTTTAACCGTAAATTTATAATATTTGTCATACACTTCAATGTACGATTGGTCTAACAGAACTTCATCTCTTGTTGGAAACGTCCCTGTTGCTGCGTGTGTTGTATAAGAGGGATCTTTTGGTAATAAATTATATCTATAACCATCTTCATTTAAATCAGTTAAATTTTTATATGGATACAATTCAGAAATCAATGGGTTTAACTCATCATCATCTGACAATGGTATAAAAACCGATACTTTTGCGTTTGGTACTCCAAATCCACCATTAACCAAAACACGACCAACAATAACACCATAATCCGAACAAACTCTAGTGTAGATATCAGATTCGTTTATTTTAAGTGATAATATTTCTAATTGGTCAAAATCTTGTTCTAATTTAACATTAACATACTTGTCTTGACCAATCTCGGTTCTTATTCTATATGACTTGGGCATTAATTCCTTCTTTTTTGATAAATAGTTTATTTCCTATTTTCAAAGAATAATCTTGTTTCTGAAAAAGTAAAAGATTGGTGTTGTTTCACAAAAAGTGAAATTATATTTGTTGTTTCAATTATTGTGAAATGATAATTGAAATTGTAGACCTCATCCAACTCAATTAACCATTGGTGAACGAATTCCTTCGGGTGTGACTCCCCTTAAATTTTAGACCTCATCCAACCCACTCCCAAATATACCTTTTCCTTCACAGGTGTGACTCCCCTTAAATTGTAGACCTCATCCAACCTTCTCTTGGTGAAATCATTTTTGTGTTCATAGGTGTGACTCCCCTTAAATTGTAGACCTCATCCAACTTCGTTACAAGAATGGATGATAATGGAAATGGTGTGACTCCCCTTAAATTGTAGACCTCATCCAACAACATTCACATTGTAAGGAATTGTAACAACGCTGGTGTGACTCCCCTTAAATTGTAGACCACATCCAACCATCTCTTTGTAAGTTCCTGTGTTTCAGAGTAGTTAAGTCCAAATTTGTCTTCCAAAACTGACCAAATTTCATAATAATTGATATAAACAACCTCATTTTTTCTATCGTAAATCATAAAATTATGACCTTTTTTAAAACGATATAACGTCCAATCTTCACGTTCTTCGCTCTGAACTGATTCCAGATCGTTAAATAAATTTAAGAAGTCCATCGGTTCTTTGATGTCAAAAATTTTAAATAAATTATCCAAGGATCCTACAATCTTTACAACAGATTCAAAACCAACTTTTTTAATTAAACCCAATAACTTCTCTTTTAAAGAAACGTTTTCTTTGATTAGTTTATATTGGTTTTCAGTTATTATTATTTTCATCACATATTATTTATTATGAAAAATTTATACTTTTTAAGTTTATTACCCTAACATTAATATCCTTATTTGGGAATCTGATTTGATAAATTTGTGTTGGTTCAGCAAATATCGTATCATTTATTAATTCAATTTGTTTTGTTGATAAATCGGAATACCTTTGTGATGTCTGATATGAAGAATACTGACCCCCAACCTTATTGAAAAACCTTAAATCCGAAATACTTACAATTCCATTTTCGTTCTGGATAATTCTTCTTAATTCAGATACGTTAACGTTTTGTCCTAATTGTCTATTTGTTGGACTAAAGAATGTTGTTACAATATTAATTAATTTTGATATGATAGCACCTTGGTTTTGTGTTGCATCCAAGACAACGTCAACGTCAACAGATAGATCAATTGGGTTTGCACTCTCAATTGAGATATAATCATTTATCATTCTATAGTTTGATAAATAATTTGATAAATTACTTTTTAGTGTGTTTGATATTGTATCAGTTAAATTACCATTACTATCATAAGATAACATTTTAACTTTTATCTTGTTATTTTCTTCAGTTATCGCAACTTTTGCTGGTGCACCAAATTGTGACGGCATTGTTTTTATTATTGATTCGTAATCATTAATTGTTACCGCTCTGTTTTGTGCTGCAAAATTAAATGAAACCATTTGCCTTACGTCTTCAGTTGTTGGTGCGTTCGCACCTCCTATCGCAGCGGTCACGTTATTACATCTCAATGTATTAATAACACTTTTATTGATTGTTTCTGATGGTCCATTGACAAAAAATGAAACGGTACCAATCTGTGTGATTACATTTGATCCAAGGTTTGTTGATTGTCCACCACCTATTCTGTATTGTATAAACAAAGTAGAGTTTGATTTTAACGCGGCACCTAGTGCTAGATTGTTTGAGTACTTATTCAAGTCAAATGAATTACCAGTTCTTGCAAATTCTCGTAATTGTTCTTCAGTCGAAACATTACCACCACCAAATGTCATTTTTAGATAACCTTCTGGTGTGTATTCACTAATGAACTTAGTGTTAGTTGTGATATATTTACCTACTTTAACACCAGGTTGGTCTGACACTTTTGTTGGGTCCTCAATGAATACTCGGTCTTCAGCTAACGCTTTAACTTCATACCATCTGTTATCCAACCCAAGAAATTCTTGTGGTTCAGGTATTGTTGTATATTGTGTACCGTCTTTTAATAAAACACTTGTTATTCCCAAAACATTTTTTTCTGGTAAGAATAATTCAAAATAAGGTTTTACATCATTTGGTGTAATAACTCTCTTAAATACCTTTGTTGTTCCATTAACAACAACCTCTCTTTTTGTTATTGTATAATTTAAAATCTTACCATTTGAATCAAAATTTGGTATTTTCAATCTATTTGGTGATCCCTCGGCATTTAATGGTGATGCAAAATCAATATCATAAACCGTTTCAAATGGTTGTCCAGCACCAGATACTTGTGATCCTCGTCTTAATATACCACAATATCTCAAATCTTCTTTATCACCAAAGGCTGGTACTGTAATTGAGAAATCAACTAACGCCACAGAAGGTCGTTGACCAGGGATTTTTAATCCGTATGTTCTTGCTATGTTATAAATTGATGATTTTTGTTGTGCGTATTGTAATACGGTTTCTTGGATACTTCTATCTATTTGGAATTGTAAATTATCAGTTACCGCCGCGTTCAAATCCATTAAAACAGAAAAAACACCAGCATCATTAAAGTTCTGGATTAAATCTGGATAATACGTTCGTGTAAAATTTATTAATTCCGTTCTAATCGTTTGGAAATCCCTAGCCGTATATGAAATCTTTTTCTCTGCCATAATTATTAAATATTAATAATAACAAAATCTGTACTTTCAAACGCTTGATTTGTTACCCTATAATTTATTTTTATTCTTGCCGTATGTTCTTTTTCACCAATACCCTGTACCGTATATTCTCGTTCACCTTGTGAATTAATAAATGTACCTTTATTTTCTTCACCCTCAGAAGCATCTTTAATTTCAATATTTAAAATCTGAATCCCAGGTATGTATTTTTCAACAGAATCCCTAATTTCAGATTCAACATCAGCAAACGTTGGTCCGTCTAATGGTTCAAAAATATATTCATATAATCTCGTACCAAAGTCTGGTAAAAAATATCTTGTTCCTTTTCTGGATAATAATAAATGTACTAAATCAGTTCTAATTTCTTCATCCGTAGTGTCAGATAAATCTAAATAACGTCCATTAAAAGAATCTCTAAAAGGAAAATTTATCCCATATGTTACACCATTTGCCATATTTAATAAATATAATGGTTGGTTGTTTTATATAAAGAAAAAAGATGTTGTTGTGTTCTGGAACATTCTCAAATATTTATATAAAAGACAAATTGTTAAAAAATGTTAAAATTTACGTTTGTTTTAGTAATATATATATCTTTGATGTATTAACAATTTAAAAACCAAGTATTATGAAAGTAATTATTTTTATTTTATGTCTGTTATTTACAACTTCTGTTAATTCACAAGTTATTAAAATTGAGGTGTCAGGTGTTATTGACACATATGGTTATGACACCAGTGTTTTT